AAGTTTCGTATACAGCTCTCTGTATACAGTGTTATCTTTATGTATGATAACACGATGTGCGGATTCTGTCAAGATTTTTGTGACCCTCTCAGTCAAAACCTTGCAGGTTTTGACAGCTCTCCCAGAGGGAGAGCCACTGGCGGGCCGGGCGGGTCCATGCAAAATGAGAAAGTTTTGCGATTTTGGGAGCGGAAGTGCCTTGCTGATAGGGCAAGGCTGACTTTACCCAATAGGCTGATACTTTTTCAGGATGGTATGCAGCCCCAGCTCCCGGGCGCGGGCCAGCAGGTAGCGGTAGCGGCACAAAAGCGCCTGCCGCTCGTAGATGCGCTGCTCGATGAGGTCGGAGTCCACCTCGAGGTCGAACATCATCGCGTTCCGCCGCAGGCAGAACAGGCACTCTTTCAGCTCTTCTTCCAGCTCGGGGTGGTAGCGCTCGTGCTCGTTGTCGCGGGGGATGCGGGGCGAAAGCAGAGTCTGGGTGGTCTTGGATGGGGTTTGCAGCATAAGGCGTCCTCCTTTATTAACAAGTAGAAAATCAGGTACACCTTATTGTATGGTGCGGAACGTGCAGAAAATGCCGGTTCTGAGGTTGGTACAAAGAAAACGCCGCCTCCGGGAGTTCGGGGGCGGCGTTGATGGAAACTATCAGAAAATGCGGTTGGCGCGGTTCATGTACTCAAGCTCGCGCTTGGCGCAGGCATTCACATAGAGATTGATGTCAGAAGTGGTTTGTAGGTTAGCAATGCGGGCATTCAGTTCGGCACCCTGCGACTGGATCCCAGTCAGTTGGTCAGATATGCGCTCGGAGTTGCGGATAAGCTGACCAACCTTGCAGTTGGATTCTTCGATAGCTTCATAAAGGTCCTGCTGGAGCTCTTTGATCTCATCCAAACGCTGGATGACCTGATCCAATTTCGAGATGATTCTGTCCAGACGGCATTCAGTGTCATATTTGTTGTATGCACCTTCATGGCCTTCCAGCTGAGTGCATACGCCAGTATCGAAGTAGCCGTACAAGGAACAGATAGGAACGAGACCCCAATATTTTTTATGGATAACGCCCTTGTTGTATAGCTTGTTCAAAGTGTCTACAGTCTTTTTGTGCGCATCTTTCAAAGTTTTGAGCTGGCCTTGAAGAAGCAGCTTTTTAGGACGCTCTCTTTCTACGCGGAGTCGGTCTTGTTCGACCGCCCGATTGTATGTGGCCATAGCAGTTTCATAAGATTTTTTGGATTGCTGTTTGGCAGCATAACGAGCGTCGGATTGATTGTTCCTTTCGACAAAGAAAACGATTATACCAGCGGCGAACAAAAATATTGCACAAGGGATAGCGAAAGACCTGGCAAGGTAGAAAATTAAAAGAATAGGAAAGAGAAGCAAGCCCATAATTCCCCAATCGGAATTGATGATGGCATCTGATACAGGTGCTAACAAAAGGAATATAAGTGCGCTGCCAAAGCACAACCATGTAAGTCCACTGATTTGGTAGTTGGAGTTTGCTTCGGTATAGACGGGCCTTGTGTACCGGTGAGCATCTGGCAGGCAGGAAAGTTGATACTCTAACGATGCGATAACTTGATTTTGAGTATAGACCTCTTTTTCTAGCTCCATTAACATTTTGAGATGCTCTTTGATTGCCGCAGCGTTCATTATGACACCATCCTTTTTACCTCTGATATTGTCCACTTTCGGGCTATATCAAAATAATACTCCACATATGGATAATTGTCAATATTCGGGCAATCCTTTACCATTTTATTTATAGATGTAATCTGATTCGTTAGGAGTGGGATTGTCCGTGATTTCGTTTGAACCTCTTTGGAAAACAATGAAAATGCGTGGTATCTCCCAGTATAAACTGCTGAAGGATTATCACTTCAGCGCTGGACAGCTGAACCGACTGCGAAACAATCATAATGTCAACACCTATACCATTGACCAGCTCTGCAAGATTTTAGACTGCAAAATCGAAGACGTCGCCATCTATCTGGAAGAGGGAACTTCGGACATTGAAAAATAAACTTGACGGATTTTCGCGGATTTCTAAAAAAGTACAACTTTTTTCAAAAATCTGCTTGACAAAATGCGCAAAGGCGGCTATAATAGCACACGTTGACCGGCTCGCCGCCGCGAAACACAACAGAATATTGGGGATTTGCATAGTGGTAGTGCGGTAGACTCTGACTCTACTTGTGGGAGTTCGATTCTCTCATCCCCAACCAAAAGAGAATGAGGCGAACTCGGTGCAGCCAGTTGATTATGGTTGGTTCCGTGTTCGTCTTATTTTGTCCCCTGCCGAAAATCAGGAAGTAAGTAAAAAAGACCCAAACCTCGCATGAAATGAGGTTTGGGTCTTTTTTCGTTTCGTTTCTTGGTAGAATCTACCGAAATTCGGAATAATTTGCCGGAATATAGGGTTTTCCGCCAAAATGCAGACAAGCCGAGTACATATCGGCTAAAATTTCGGTAAAAGGAGACAAAAGGCTATGATTAGGATTTTGCTGTCAACCCGCCTTGGCGAACGGCGGATGACACAGAGCGAACTTGCTCGTGCTACCGGGATTCGCAGTCAGACCATCAATGAGTTGTACCACGACTTTGCAGAGCGTGTGAGTCTGGATGATCTCGACCTTATCTGTGAGGCTTTGGACTGCAGCCTTGATGACCTCATCGTGCGAGAGCCCAATCCTGAGCGCCGGGTCAAAGAAGTGCGACACATCCCCCAGACCGTGAGCAAGTCTCGCAAGAAATAACCCTTCTCCTGCCCGGATGCGTTATGCGTCCGGGCTTTTTCATACATCCGTGCCGTCCGGGAAACGGAAACTGACAACCAGCTCGGCACCGAGGGCTGCTGCAATCTGTTCCAGCTCGTCATACTTGAACTTTCCGGTCTTCATCCGCTGGTTGAATGCCTGTGGCGTGGTTCCAATCTGCCGGGCAAGCTCGGCTTCTTTCATTTTAGCTACAGCCGCAGCCATTTTGATTTTCGTGGAGAAATCCATACTTATCACCTCAGCTTCATTATATAGGCTTTCCTTTATTCTGTCAAGAAAAAAATTGAAAAATTTAGGAAAATCTTAAAGAAAAACCTTGACAACGTAAAGGAAATCCTGTATAATAAAGACGTAAGGCAGAGAGCGAAAGCCCCTTACAGAAAGGAGTGAGGTGAATGGAAGACATGAACGTAACCAAGGCGTTGCTCAAAGCAATCCTCGAACTCATCGAGAAGTGCGACACGCTGGAAGAGCTCAGAGAGAGCGTCAAGAAAATCATGGAAGAATAAAAAAAGAAGACCAGCCACCGTCCAAAGCAACTGATCTTCAACACCGAAACAACGGCGAGCCGGGAGCCTTACCCCGGCCGCCCTCTATTTTATCAGAGTAAGGCCAGAAAGACAAGAGGGTAACGCAATGAAGTACATTGATATCAACCGCAAGTTCACCGCCGCAGTCAGCAGCTACATGATGCAGGGCTACACGCTCAACAGCAGTACGATGGGCGGCAGCCAGGGTGAGGTCGCTCACATCGACCTCACCAACGGCACCGAGATCATCCGGGTGCTGCTCAAAGGTTTCAGCGATTACACGGAGATGGTCGCCGATGGCGGAATTGAGCTGATTGTTGGCCGGGTCACGGATGACGTTCACCCGAACAAGGCCAATGAGTACCGCACTGTATGGAACGACCGTCTGGAAGTTATCTCCAGCGAGAAGTTCTACAAGCTGAGCGGCCATCGGGATGACGAGCCGTTCTACGGCACCGAGGACGAGGCCAAGGCCGCCACGGAGAAGCGGTTCAGCCGCTACGCCAACCGGGACACCTACCGCAAGCCGGAGGACATCACCGCAAAGGCTGCCCCAATCGTCAAGCGGTACATCCACGAGCAGTTCGGTGTCCGCCGTGTGAAGATGGAGGATATCAATGTGACCAAGCACAAGGGCGTGGTCACCGTCACCTACCACAAGCACGTTGCCCAGCTGCACTAAAGAGGATAACGCGATGAAGAATCTGACAATCACCTACGACACCCTGCAGAACGGCGAAAGCGGCGAGGCATGTGTGAGCATCCCGATGGAAGACGAACAGGCAGAGAGAATCAAAGCTGCCTTTGAGGGATCGGGGATCATCTCCAAGCGGGAGGCGTTCGACCTCCGAGATGCGGTAAACGGATTCGTGAAGTTCTGCGAACGTGCCAGAGGTCGGGAATATGTGTCCGACAGCATCAAGACAGTTGAGGTCAAGGAGGTCTGAACCATGAAAAAATCTGAAATGCGTTCCGCACTTGAGCGGCTAAATCAGCGGCTGGATAACCAGTGGGCATACGCCCGGTCTGATGCCGAGATGGACATTGCTGCCGGCCGTGCCGAGTACAACGATGACGGAGAGAGGCTGCCTACCGAGCCGGAGATCAGCTACTACGGCATGATCGCAGCGTTTGAAACGCTGGGCGGCGAGTGGAAGCGCAACGCCGATGGCCGCCACTGGCTGTGCCTTGGCGGAATCGTGGCAAGCACCCAGAGCAAGTGATTTTGAAAGTTGTGCTATCTGGCTATACGGGCGTTCGGAGGATATGACGATGAGGTTTTACAAATATTCCGGAACCATCGCAGCGATGGGCTGCGACGGCAACAGACACGTCGAGTACATCAAGCTCTTTGATATGACCGACTTTGACAAGGCGCCCACCCGGCTGGAGGTTTTCGGTGCACTCGCCCAGTACATCTACAAGATTGAGGGAACCGATGCAGAAGAACGGTACATCAAGAGCGATTGGTTCTTTGACGACAATCTGCTCTTGCAGCGCATCGAAATCCCCGGCGATGCCAACCGCCCGGCCAAAATCATTGCCCAGAACCCAGACAACTTCGACCAGCTGGAAATCTTCGGCCAGCAGGACTACATCCAGACCGACAAGCCGGCATCCATGCCCGGCGAGGAGTGGTACCGCTGGGTTATGTGGGAACGTGAAAATATGCGCAGGAGGTGATGGAAAATGTTTGAGGTGAAAGAGCGCAACATCCGTGAGGCGTACGATCTCCTGAAGTTTATGACCTCTGACCCGGCCGTTGCAGAGAAGAAAGGCAAGACCGCCATCTATGTGGCCGATTTGAAACGAGCCATCAGGGCGTACACCAACCGCCCGGCTCCTGATGCACGAGTAATCAAATACTACTCCTACGGTGATGGCTATGTGGAACTGTACCGCTTCCCGGCTGAACTGGCCGATGCCACCTACGATGAGGTGGTGGAGTGGTTCAACGATAACAAGCGGTTGTGTGGCGGCGGTGGGCAATACGACTGCACCGGAGAGAAGTTCACCGAATGGCGGCACATCTTTAAGCGCCGCGATGGCTGGTACGCATATCACTCTGTTGGAATCGATGTTTGAGGGAGGAAGAACGATGACAGACGAAAAGATTATTGCCCGGATGCAGGCCGATCAGGAGCAGGGCTGGCCTCTCTGCCCTCGCTGCGGCGAGAGGATGCCGGACAAGCTGCCCCATGGCGCATTGAGCCGCCATGCGAAAGGCGTGTACATCTGCGAGGCCTGCGGCACCGATGAGGCCCTCCGGGACTGGGGCGGAAACGTCAAACCTCTGTCTGACTGGGTTCTGGTTCGCGTATACAATGGAAATCTTCGGAGGTAATCGATATGGAAGAAATGCTCCTATCCCTGAATGGACCGTGGTCAAATGCAGCCTGCATCGGCTACTGCGCCATGGCAATGCGCAATGCTGGTTTGAGTGAAAAGACGCAACGCAAAGTCCTTGACGAGCTGACCCGGTGCTTTGACGATGTGAGCGTTGAAGATGCTGCGCAGATGAAGTTCTAAGAAAACAAAAAATCCCCCTGCGCTGGCCCGTAAAGGTCAATGCAGGGGGATTTTTTTGTGTCAGCTTGTACTTTACGACAACGGCGATAATAGCCGCTCCCAACAGGCCGAAGGCCAGCTCTGCCCAGTGGCCGCAGCTACTGCACTGACGAAAAGCGAGCGACAACAAGGGTGCAACGAAGGGCAAAAACAAACTGATACAACTAATACAAAATAGACAAAAAAGCAAAGCAAAGTTTGGTGGCTATGCCTGTATCAGCTGTATTAGTTTTATGGTATAATAATGGTGTCAAAAGGAATGCAAAAACAACGCAGGAGGAGCAAAAATGAAATACTCTTGGAATACAGCCCGTGGCGCAAAAATCGACCTCGACGTTGACAAAAAGGTTGTCACCGAAGAAACCATCTGGAGTGATGGCAACGAGGTCACCGTGCCGTGCCACAAATGGCAGTACACCATCAATTCCCTGCTGGTGAATGGGCAGGAGATGAAGGAGGGTGCCTACAAGCAGCAGATCGGGCGTTGGCCGGAGAACGTGCATTACGCTTTCGGCGTGTATGTGATGGCCAATGGCAAAAAGCAGCAGGCATTCGTCGAGATCCCTGACGAGATCGAAAGCGAAATCTACGGCGAAGAGCGGGCCTATCAGAAAGCAAAAGTCGAAAAAGAGCTTGCTGTTGGCGAAGAACATGAAAAGCATTACAACGCCGTGATGGATATGCTGAACAAGTAACGAGTAGGAGGACACTATGGAAAACAACACCATCCGTAATCTCGGCAAGCTGTACCACTTGCTGGACGAAGCCTGCACCCCTGACCATGTAAATCAGGCAGACCTTGACAACGCAGCGAGATTCCCTGTGCGTGGCGTGACGATGAAGATCACGCTGGCGCACAAACTCCATAAAATGACCCCGGAGCTTGACAATGCCTGCTCCTGCGCCCTGAAGGACGTTGACATTGAGGATGCAGAGAAAAGCTATTCGCTTAAGGCGTTGCCGATGGAACAGCAAGGGTTGTTCGTGATTGGGTATAACTCGCCCGATTACAAGACGCTTGGCGTGTCTGCCGTCAAAATCAAGGCAACCAGAGAAAGCGCAGGATTAACCATCAGGGCCTTGGCAGAAAAAACCGGGCTATCCACTGCAACCATTCAACATGCAGAGTCCGGCAAGGCAGTCTCGAGAGTGTCTACCCTCAAAAAGATCGCAGCCGCTTGCGGCGTTACCATCGCTGATTTACAGGGATGAGCCGCATGATATAGCCGCCATGCGAATATCGAGCGGTTTCAGGGCGATTGCATCCTCCATGCGTGGCGTATCTTCCCGGAAACGCTTGGTGCAAAGTTATAAGGGATGGAGCCTTGCCGGGCTTCCATGTCCCCAAAAATAAAAAATCCCCCGATGTTCAAAACGGAACACCGGGGGATTTGCTTATCCAAGCCTTATCCAAGCATTTTATCAATGCCTTTCAGCCGATAGCCTATCGCAGTCCGGCTGTAATGTGTCTGCGCTGCAATGTCCGGCAGCGGAAGCCG